CGTGGCCACAAGCACTTACCTCACTAACCCAACCGTAAACCTTGCGCCTACCACTGGTGGTGCCAAAGTTGATTTGACTGATCAGTGCCGTTCAGCGACTGTAACTCTCGGCGTGGACAGTCTCGAGAGCACCGCTTTTGGTGACACTGGCCATCGTTTCGTGCCGGGCTTGCAGACAGTTGCTGTAGAGCTTGAGATGTATCTCAGCTATGGCACAGGCGAAGTTGAAGCCACGTTGTTTGCCAACCTTGGCACAGGAACTACTGAGCTAACTATTTCGCCATCAGGCACGACAGAGTCAGCGTCTAACCCTGAGTTCACAATTATTAATATGCAGCTTGTGGACTACACACCCATTACAGGGGCGGTCGGAGAGCTTTCAATGATTACCGCCTCGTTCATTGGCGGAACCTACGCTCGAGATATCACAGCCCCATAACCAAAGGAACCCGACATGAAATTAACTCTCAAGGTGGACTCGGGCGAAGGCCCGTACGAAGTCACAACCAGTTTGTACGTCATTGTGCAGTGGGAACGCAAATACAAGCGCAAGTCAAGCACCATAGGTGAGCAAGGCATCAGCATTGAGGACTTGGCTTTTATGGCGTATGAGTCATCTAAAATTGCTGGCATCACAGTGCCCGTAGTACTTGACGATTTCATTAAGCGCTTAGTGACTTTGGAAGTGGTGGACAATGACCCGGCAAACCCTACCCAAGCGGAACCTACCGCCATTCCCTAGCCAGTGTCTTAGTAGCAGTCGGGTGGTGGCCACCTGCTGTAGAGTTTGACATAGCTGATCTAAACACCACGATTAAGCTATTAAACGAAAGCCGAAAGCCATGAGCCTTGCCACCAGTGTAGAAATTACAGGTCTCAAGCAAGCCATGACCGAACTATCAAAGATGGACAAGTCGGCACGCTTTAAGGCAGCGGCAAAGATTAAGGCCAGTAGCCCTGCATTGCTCGAGAATGTGCGTGCGCAGTTCCCTGCCGATATTGGCGTGACGATGATACATGGCTGGGCACCAAGCAAAAAGGGTGGCAGCAGACTGGCTTACGACAAAGCAAAAGTGGACAAAGGCGTACAGATTGTTATTGGTGGCAGGGCACGCCCCGGTGTGACCCCACTTGTGACGCTGGTGCAAAAAGATGCGGCTGGCGCTTTGTTCTCAATGGCTGGCAACGCTGGTGGCACAGGTCAATTCAGCAAACTGCTACACAATGTTTTTGGCAGGCCTCAGCGTGGCTTGTGGCGATCACGTGCATTCATTCAAGAGCAAGGCACAGCCGACATTATGAAAGCTGTAGATGAAGTCATTGCTGACGCTAATCGAGCATTACAACAAAGGCTGGCTGCATAATGGCTGTATATCTACCAATCGTTACCCAATTCAATAACAAGGGATTGAAGGAAGCCGAAAAGGGCTTTAAGGATTTAGAAGGCGCACAAGCCAAAGCAAAATATGCGCTAGGCAAAGCCAACAAGTATGCAGCTGTGGCGCTGGCTGGTTTAGTTGCTGGCCTTGGCGATGCTGTCAAGGGTGCAATGGAAGATGAGCAAGCACAGGCAATGCTGGCACGCCAACTGCAAAAAACCACTGCCGCCACTGACGCACAAATTAAAGGTGTTGAGGCTTACATAACCCAGCAAGGCAAGTTAAAAGGTGTCACTGATGATGAACTACGCCCGGCATTGGCTGGGCTGGTGCGTGCCACCATGTCTATTGACGAAGCACAAAAGGCCGCCAACCTTTCTATGGACATCGCAGCTGCTAAAGGCATCAGCCTTGAAACAGTAACTAAAGCAATGGAAAAGGCTTACGGCGGCAACATGACTGCCCTAGCGAAACTGTCACCAGAACTACGCCAGATGATTAAAGACGGCGCAAGCATGGAAGAAGTCATGGCTGAAATGGCTGTTACTTTTGGTGGTGCAGCTACTGACTCTGCTAACACTGCGGCTGGCTCTATGAAGCGTTTAGGTGTTGCCCTTGGTGAAGCTAAAGAGGGTGTGGGCGCTGCACTGTTGCCAATTCTTGAGAAAGCTTTACCAGTGCTGCAGAAGTTTGCTACTTGGGCACAAGAGAACCCAACACTAATTACAGCTGTTGCGGCTGCTTTCGGTGTGATGGCTGCCAGCATTGTTTTGGTCAATGCGGCTATGGCGTTAAACCCTGCAGTGCTAATCACTGCTGGCATTGTTGCTTTGGGTGTGGCACTCGTTATGGCTTATAAAAAGTTTGATACTTTTCGTGCTGTCGTTAATGCAGTAATTAACAGCGTGGCACGCAACTTTGAGTTTATGGCTAACGCTTTTATCACAATGATTAACGTAGTTATCAAGGGCATAAACCTGATTAAGCCCGGCAAAGACATTGGCACGCTTGGTCAAATTAGCCTTGGCCGTATGGGTGGTGACAGTGGTGGCGATGGTGGCGCTAACCCTGCAGGACTTGACTATAAAGCAATGGCTACCGGCGGCATTGTCACTAGTCCTACTTTTGCGCTTATTGGTGAGGCAGGCCCAGAGGCTGTTATCCCATTATCAAAAATGGGTGGCATGGGTGGCGGTATCACAGTCAATGTGAACGGTGGCGACCCACAAGCGGTGGTTGATGCCCTACGCCAGTACCAACGTCAAAACGGTTTTGTACCTATCACGGTTGGTGTCTAATGCCATCATGGGATTGGCGCGTATCGTTCGCCACTAGCACTACTTTTACGACCCTGCCTGATGTTCAGCAGATTTCCATTTCTAACGGCAGGCGTAGGCAGATAGATGATTACGGCGTTGATCAGCTTACGGTTGAAAGTTTGTCGCCTACTGACTGGACAGTGACCCCCAAGTTAGGTGACAACATTATTGCGTGGGTTTACACCAACCAATACCCCTCTTACCCGACCTACAACTATTGGAAAATGTTTCAAGGGCGTATTACTAATGTCGAGATTAAGTACGGCATGGTCACTAATGAGGATTCAGTTATTATCACGGCTGAAGGTTTACAGGCCGAACTAGGTCGCACACAAATAAACGCTTATGCGGTTACAAGTGCTAAAACTGATGTGCAGGTTTTTGACATTGCAGATTCTGTTGGTCTTTATGTAGGCCCAACTTCTGGTATGTCTACAGGCTCTGCCCAGACGTACACCGGCAACCTAAAAGCGTTTGTGGATACTGAGATACGCACAGAACAAGGCAGGCTTCGTTCTACACCTACTGGCCCAACAACACTAGACATGGGCACTCTTAACTTTGTAGGGCGAGGTGCTTTATTAACTGGTGCTGCTGTCACGCCTGAATGGAGTGACGGCACGCTCACCAGTATTACTAACTACAAGTATCAGCAGGTTAAGTTTAAGAGCGCAGCTGAGGACTACTACAACTGGATAACTGTTGAGCCTTTAGGTCTGGCTTCACAAACCAGTACCAGCCTTTCAACGCCTATCTATTCATACGTTGCTCAGACCTATGATGTCAGCACGTCACAGGCATTGTCGTTGGCTCAGTATCTGCAGTTTAAGTACGACACCACAAACAGCACCCCAAGGGAATTGGGTTTCACAATCGGTCAGCAAGCCAGAGCTGACGCTGTATTTATGCTTAACCTGATTAGCAATTTCCTTGGCCTTGAAATTAACATTGTGCTTCGTGGTGTCCGGTATTACTGCATCATTGAGGGTGTAAACATTCAGGCCACGCCTGATGACACCCGTATTTTGTTTTATGTCTCTAGTAACGAGACTAATGACTATCTCATTCTTAACAATGCCGTTTATGGCAAACTAGATAACAACAGATTAGGATTCTGATTATGGCTATAAAGACTTTTACTACGGGTGAGGTGCTGACGGCTGCCGATACGAATACGTATTTGGCTAACTCAGGGCTGGTGTATATCACCACGGCAACCGCATCAAATACAGCAACCACACTTAATGTGGTTGGGTGCTTTTCGTCAGCCTTTACCAATTACCGACTTAGTTTTACGGGCACATCAAGTGCTGCCGCCTCTGATATCTATATCAGGTTATTAAACGGCTCAACTCCAGTAACAACGGGCACATATGGTTGGGGTTTTGTCGGGCAGGATAGTCGAGGAACAAGCAAAAATACCGCCGCATTTGATCAAACTAGCGCATATACAGGTATGACTACTTTTAACGCACCTAACGAAAAACATCATGCAAATTTAGATGTTATGTCGCCTTTTGTAGCTATTAGAACTTATTTTTTAGGACAAGCAACAGGTATTAACTCAGGCCTAAACGGTTTTAGTTTTATTAATGGTGGCAGTTACCAAGAGTCCGCAACAAGTTTTGACGGTTTTCAAATTGTAGCCGCCAGCAACCTTACGACAAGCGTCCGCGTATATGGATATAGGCAGGTCTAAATGAAAATTACAGAACACAACACAGCAACGGGCGAAACCATTGACCGTGACATGACACCCGAAGAACTGGCTCAATACGAGTTAGATGTTAAAAACTACAAACCCATATTCCCAGAGGCAACAGATGAAACGCGTACTGTTGATTAGCGCCACCCTCATCACCCTCACAGGCTGTGCAGACCGTTTCCGCTACCCATGCCAAGACCCAGCCAACACCAACAAAACCGAATGCCAATGCAACCAAGAGCCACGCACCAAAAACAAAGCCCTTGGCGCTGTCGAGTCAGCAATAACCACCACCACCCTTAAAGAGATTTTAGGATTCGATTGCTAATGAAACTTAGACCACGCCTCACCAACGAAGAAATAAAAGCACGCCTAGTACTAGTTGTAGGCATTGGTCTAACCGTTGTTTTTGTTATGTCTATTGGCTTTATGCTTTTTGGACTTCAATTTGTGACGCAGCCACGCACAATGGCCGAAGCCGACCAAGAGGCCTACAGCGTGCTTTCACCACTGCTCATGTCCCTCTCAGGTGGCTTGCTAGGGATGCTCGCCGCTAACGGACTTAAAGACAAAGAACCACCTAAGTCATGAAATACACCGGCTACGACAAAACAGCTACAGCAAAGATGGCAGGCACTGAAAAGTTTGTTGATCTCTGTTCTCGGAGATGGTCTTTTAAGAACCTTGGCACGCTCGTGGTAAGAGAGATGCGATCAGGGCAAGGCATGAGTGTGCACGCAACAGCTCGAGCTGCAGACATTGGTTTTCCAGACACAAAAGAGGGCCGTGCCTTAGCAGTTCAAGCTATGCAATGGTTTGTCAAGTACTACAAAGAGCTAGGCATTGAAGAAGTGCACGACTACGGCGGTCTTATCAACGGCACGTGGCAGGGCTGGCGCTGTAACAGAAACGGCAAGCCCGGCTGGAAACTGTGGACTGATTCCGACAACGGTGGGTCGAAAAACGGACGTTGGATTCATGTAGAACTTGCGCCACAGTCAAATGGTGGGCACGCCGAAGATGGCGTAGCTTTAGAAGCTGCATGGCGAGCCTTGCCTAAACCATAAAGGACTCTCAGCCACTGTTTGAGCAGTGCTGGGGCTAGGTGGTGGGTACTTTGTTTCCATTGGGTATCCACCACCGACTTCTCAAATTGTGTATAGTCACATTCAG